GTTGACCAGGCGCACGAGGGGCAGGCGGTCGAGCCCATGCTTGTCGGTACGTTCTATCCTCCACTGCGAGTGCTCATTATCGCGGCGGTAGTAGATGGTCTGGCCGATCTCATAGAAAGCAGCCTTGGTAAACTTGCCCTCCTCGTCGGCGTAGCGCGTCATGCCGAGCTCAAGTCGCCGTGTCCGGCGATTCCAGATGCCTGTCGTGTGGTTGGGGGACTCAGCCGTGATGATTGCGCCGGGCTCGCCGTCGACCTCCCTGCCTGTGGAAATCGACAGGAAGCTCACCCCGTAAAGGAGGCAATCAATGTTGGCCATAGACGATTCATACCCAAACGCATTCTCTAGGTAGATATCCTCTAGTCCATATTTCCCGCTGTCATCCCAGCCCTGAAAATCGAGGCGCTCTTCGATGACATCGACGACCGTACTAGGCCACCCCACAACGGTATCAATCTTCGCCAACACGGGCGGAATCGAGATCCCCAGCTTAGGGATATTCGCCGTGCCTTCGTAGTAGCCGTCCGCAAGTTGATTCGCGGTGCTGTACGTGGACAGGCGCTTGTACATGTCGTCGATGTTCACGAAATCATCACCCTTCCAGTGCGCTTGGTGCTGTCGACAACTTTTCGTTGTCCTGTGTAGCCAGCCGACAGAGCGTCTGTCCGGGCCTTGTATGCAATCACCGCCGCGTACGCCGCGTCGATCTTGTCTGGTGAATCCGGGTACGCTTTGTAGATCAAGTAACCAACCTTGGTCTTACGCACCCTGGCGTTGAGCAGATGCCGTATCAGATAATTCGCATCATCTTGAATGGGTATCTCTGCGTTTACGATTGCCTGTTTCAGCCTGCGGCAGTACTCAGTGACGCGGGAGTCCTTGCCTCTGGGCCAGGCCGCAATCGGCGAGTTCTGTGATGCCTTGACCTTGAGCTTACGCCCGTACAACTTAGGCGATTCCCAGCGAGCGACGTGCTCACTGTAGCCGGACGGGTCGGCATAGAAGCCAACCACGTTCCAACGCTCGAACGCCATTTGCAAGAACATATCAATTTCGAAAATCGAAGGCAGCCAATCCTTTTGGCCCTGTGGGGCTTGCCACACCTTGATTTCGAAGAGCGCCCCGTCTCGAACGCGGCAGCCTATTAACGCTGTAGCATCCGCGTTACCACGGTTGCGCCCGAGCGACCCGTCGAAACCTAGCGTGATCATCTCACCGTCAGCGATAAAGTCCCCGGCCTCAGACCAGAGCTTCATGCAGGCGTCTACGCTGTGCTTATACAGCCACGAGTCCGACGCGTGCGTGATCTGGTTCAGGTAGTCCGATCGCGCGGTCTGCGTGTCGAACGCCGGATCCCATATCGTACGAATGTTGCGCTCCACGTCAGCATGGCCAGGAGCGCACGGCGGGTCATGTATGACACAACCGTCTATGTGGTTAGACGAGTCACCATACGAGACGCGCAGCCCATACAGCAGACTGTCGTGATCGGTCATGTCGGTCTCGGCCGGGGCCTCACGATGGTCGTAGAGCAGGCCCTCGTCCAGCGCACGGCCCTCGCGGATAGCCTGCCAGTAGTTGGCGCTATCTTCGGCTACGGACCCGTCACCGGGCTTGTAAGCGTTCGGGCTCTCGACCGAAGTCCCGCCGACCTTGCCCACATTGGAGCGGATCACATCAGCGAACTTCTGCCCGCCATTACTTTGTACCCACTCTTCTGTCTGGTCGAGCACGGCGAAGATCGGCTTAGCACCCTTGATGGAACGCGCCGAACTGGTCTTGCGCTCGATCTTGCCGTAGCCCAGATCCACATAAGAGTTGTACGGCTGAGCCATGTAGTGATCATGGATAGGCGCATCTTCGCGCAACATCTCTTGGATGGGCTGCCACGTGTTATCAGTCTGGTCATCAGAGCAGGCGCAGACGTGCACGAGGGGTCGCCGGAAGTCTTTCCAGGGCCGCCCGACCGGCTGCCCATTGGCGTCCCAGCCGTCGAAGACTACTGGCCCACACGCCTCTCCGATGCCCATAGCCCCCAGGACGGGCGATTTACCCCAGCCACGGGGCCGCCCAAGTACACCCCTCGTGTACGTGCGCACGCCCTTCGGCCCTTTGTTGGGATCGATGGAGTACCAGCTGCAAATGAAGTCCTCTTGCTCTACATACAGCACCAGGGGTTCGTAGTCTAAGCAATCAGGAGCGGCGAGCATTTCGGTATACCAGTCGATCATGGCGAAACCGAGGGTAGGTACCTCACCTTCGAAGGACGGTTTCCAGGGCATTCGATGCCTCTCAATTCCGGCATCGCGCCGTTAGGTGGAGTTTGTACTGTCTCCGCAGGTCAGACCCGTCGCGCTAGAAGCCCGGCTCTTCCGGTTCATCTGAGAACGTCGGCATGCTGTGGAGGCCGCCGCGTCGCTCCTTAGAGGAGGGCTTATCTGCCTTCGGCACCTTGTTCTTGGCCTCGTGCTCGCGTACCTCGGTGATGTTCGCTGTGGCGTAGGTGATGCGGAGCTTGGCGCGGTCCTCGCGGGTAGCACCATGCTTGCTCATACGAAGGCGCAGTTCAGCGGCGGCCTTGTCGTCACCGCTCCACAGGCGGCCGTGAATCAGTACGCAGTCGAGCAGGTCCAACCAGTCACTGTTGCAGTAGCCTTCGGTGAGTGGGTCAGTTGTCCAGCACTCCCACCAGTGCTTGGTTTCCTCTGGCCATTCCTCCCCACCGGGCATGGTCAACGGAAGGCTGGGTGCATCGACGGGCTTACTCTTGACGATCCGGATGCGCGCACGTTCGGCGGCAGCCGAGCTCGGGTTAGCGAGCTGGTCCGCAGGCTTAGGCGCTGGTCCTCTGAGTCCCACTGTGCTCTCCTTCGTAGAGATGCGAGCCAGGGCAGTCGTGGTAGTTGTTGGGGTAGGCCGTGGCCCACGTGGCCGACTCCTTGGGAAGGCCGTGCCAATCCCGCCCGCACTTGGGGTTCAGGCAGACGGCGGTCTCGCCGCGCTGCTCAGTCTCACTCATCGGTCGAGAACGGGGAACAGGGGCTCTTCCCACACCGCAACTTCCTTGCTGGGCTCGACGTTAGGGAACTTCCGCTCGTGCACGATGACTTCGAAGTTCCACGTGTCCCGCTGCATCATCAGAGCATCGGACTTGGCAGCCTTGGCAGTGGGGAAGCCCAGCGCTGTTGCCACGACCAAGCCCGTCACAGCGTGTCGACGCCAGTACCAGAGGCCGGATACGGCCTGGTTTACAGTTATGCGGTCCATGTGTCTCCTCCAACGAAAGAACCCCGGCTCCTCCCTGGTGCGGGAGTGAGCTCGGGGCCGACGTCATTCGCTCTAGTGTATCACAGGAAGGCTAGGTCCGACCATCCAAGGGGTGAATGCTCGCCGACGAGGTAGGTAAGGATGCCTGATCGAGAGTATGATCCACTGCTGTCTCGGAACCACTTCGAACCGCCATCGAGCGACGGAGCCTGAAAGACCGTACACGACCCCAGGTCCCATGCAGCGAAATGATGCCGATGGGCGGTCTGCCAGATCTTGGATCGGTAAGCATCGTCGTTCCCTCGTACTTGGCCGCCAAGCCACTTCTCGAAACCGTCTCGGCCCGATGTGGGGATCTTGTGGCCGTGGTTGAAAGCCATCGGCACCCCGGCGGCTGTGGTGTACACATTCATCTCATCGTGGGGGATTACCCAGTCTACGTGTCCGAACTCAGGCCGGGCGTCGAGCACTCGCTTGAGGGTCTCCGCAAGAAAGCCTCCGGCGTTATCGGAATCGGAAGTGACATTATCTCGTCCCTTTTGACGCGAAAGCTGCCCGTGATTGCAGAGCACTGACACAAACTGCGCGTTGTCGAACTGGGGAAAGAGCTGCTTGGCATAGAGTTCCCACATGTCTAGGACGAAGTTCATCTGACCACGAAGGTTCAGCTCCACAGTGAAGAGCTGGCTGGCGTACGAGCCATCGCATCCTTCGAGCGGGTCGCCGTTGTTGACGAGTACCACCTCGGCGATGTTGTACGTCTCGCGCTGCCGGTCGAGCCAGCGTTGGACATTCTCCAGACCATCAAGCAAACGCTTCTGTGTGGCTGCTACACCACCGCCTTCGCTCTTGCCGCCCTGCACGTCCGCCAGGTTGATAACAGCTGCTACGGGGCTACCGTCATGCAACGCCATCAGGCGTGCGGCAGGAAGCTTCCAGCTACGCAGCTGCTTGCGCCGCTTCTCGATCTCCTCGTCAGAGAGCCGCTCTTTCGGCTTGAGCTTGAACCGCGCCGAGTAGCTGTATAGCTGAATCGTTGAACGCGTGCCGTCTTCGAGCCCCTTAGAGGTCTGCCAGGTCTTGCACGATACGGTGTCGTCAGAGAGCTCGAAGCGGTCCGGATTGAGCTTGAAGAGATGGAACACCTCAGACCAGTCGTCGGCCAACTCGTAATCGAGCACCACATCCTTGACGATAGCCTCGTCGCCTACGACCTCGATCGAGCCCTTGCCTGTGGGATCCGGCAGGCTAGAAATCTTATCCGCGAGACTCATGCGGTGTCCACACAGATGCAGACTCCTGTGCAATGAGCTTTGAACGCAGTTATCTGCATCGCCATTCCTTCCGATCGTGCCATCTGGAACAACAAAGCTAAGCTCAGTTCTGGGTCCGCTAGATACCCGGCAATCGCGGTCTGACTCTCCTGGTCGAGCGAAGCCATCCATTCGCCTACCTTGCAGCGTTTGGGGCGGGCTCGAACCTCAGCAATCTTATCTGCGAGCGACATAGGGTGTGGTGACCTTCTGTGTGGTGGTGTGGTTGAAGATGATCTTACCATATGTGATGAAGCCCCGATATTTAGCTCTCGCGTCGGGGCCAGCGCGTAGACGCGGTGCTCGGATTCGAACCGAGATCAAAGGAGCATGAGTCCTTTAGGTTGCCGTTACCCTACACCGCAAAGTATATCTAACCGATAGGTTGACGCGGAAACCATACGAAACTCGTACGTTATCTGAGCGCCAATGCCTACCGGGCGATATATGGGACCCCCAGGGGGAGGGTCATCCCCCACCCCTAAGACCAGGATGCGAAGGCTTGCCGACCTCTCGCCGCTGCCCCTCTTCAACCCTCGTCTTCTCGAGGTGGCATCGGATGCACAGCCACTGTAGGTTGCTCATCTCTTCGCTGCCACCTCTCCACCAGGGAACGATGTGGTCTGCTCGACCGGCTACGATGCCAACTCTACCTCTGCATTCAGCACATCGACCACCATCACGCTTCCATACTTCACGTCTCGTCTTGTCCCAGCCTGCGGGTTTCTCTCGGCTGCTCCGCCCGTCCCATCCCATAGAACAAAGCCTTTCCGATCCAATGCAGCACGTACACAAGACCTCGCAGGACTGCCCATCCGATAATGAATGTTAGGAATCCAGCAAGTAGCGAAGTCAATACAATGTCCAACACAACAAGCACCCTTCGAAGTTAATGGGCTCACCCCTAGCCCCTTGACATGCAGATAAGGCCAGAGGGAGCGCATGTTTGCAGTAGCGCTTCTACCTCTGGCCTATCCACTCACTGCCTAGCCACACTCCTCGGAGCTAGCCCGTATGCAGTGAACAGGGTGCGTACCTCACCACAACGCATCACCCTGCTTGCCCTCCAGTGCTCTTAACACCTTAGCTTGGCGGAAGGCTTGCCTCACCAACACAACTACCCATAGGTAGACCTACTCTCATAGGGTGCGTGTCCTTGCATGGTAGCAGATGGGTACTCTTACGCGCACTAACCACCCTTGCCTAGGCTGGTCGTACCATGTGTCACCGTACGTAGCAGATCCCCGCACATCTGGTGTGCCACCAGCACCATACAACCTAAGTGAGGCACTCCCCGCCAGTTGAACAACTCCAGCAAATAGGCATCGTTCTCTTGTGCATCCCGCTGACAGATCGGGCAGGGCAGCATCTTGACAGGGCCTGGGTTCCCGCCTTCGGCCTCCCATACATCAAGGCTCATAGCCTGGGGTCCCTTCTACCTACCTGTGCCACCATCCGGCGTACGGCACGGAGCTCACGTGCTAGGTCCTCGACATCCGCCTTGAGAAAGGCAACCAATGTAAGAAGCAGGATAAGCAGTAACGCTATTACGGTCAGGAGAAGGATCGTCGCCATCAGTAATGAATTCGCTTGATAGTGGCTTCGATGGTCGCCTGAGCATTCTGCAAGGTCTGATAGCAGGTTCCTTGGGCAGTGCTTTGTCCATCTTTGCGAATGGTGTAGTAGTAGATATCTGTGCCACCGACAGACAGCATGGCGCGATACGGCCCGATCTCGAGAACGCGAAGCTCTCCAACGCCCTCCCACTTCCATTTACCCTTGATTACTTGATACAGTTTCATCGGTTATCCTCCACAGTGAAGCCCTTGGTGCCAGGGCGGATGGGTTGTACTCCTGAACTCAAAGCCTCGGTGTTACCGGTGGCTACGTTTAGGGCGTCGGTTACTACCACATAGGCTTGGTGCATAGCCTTCATGGTCTTAACGGCTATCTCTGCTACCTCATCGTCTTTAGCACCTACAGCCTGGGATATACCCAGCTCATCAACGAGGTACTTACGTAAACGCTTACTCATGGGTCGCCCGTAGGACCCTAGCATGTACCACGTCTAAGGACTCGCTAACTAAACGACCGTCAGGATCTGAAGACAAGCCTAACCAGGTGTTTTCACCATAACTACTCATAGTCACCAGATGCGCTAAGTTGACCCACAACGGGTCGCCGTTTAGTGTGGTGAGCTGGACGAAATTCATAAGTTCACCTTGTTCATAAGCCAGAATCCGAAGTCTTCCATGCGCTGTTTAGCCCTGTCCTTAGAGAACTGCTCCCTATGAAACCAGATCCATGACAAGCCCCAGAACCAGACCTTATCGAATCGGTCGCTCATGGGTTGCCCCGTACCATCACGGCGATGCCTACAGCTACGCCGAGCACAAAGCCCAGAAGCAGTTGACCTACAGCCAGCATCATGACTTATCCCCGTAGAAGGCTTCGGCCTCAGCGACGGCTAAATCAATGATGGCAGCGGTAGTACCTCCATCGCGCACAGGCGGGAATTCAATAAATCTCCTATATGCAGGAATCCAATGGCTCCCTTCCCACTTATGGCGAATACGC